ACATACCATATACTATACATCCTAGGGTTAAATACTTTTCGGTAAAAGAGGGTGATTCCACGCAGGAAGCGACCGTGAAGGGAGTTTCTTTAGACCTACGTGGGTAAATCCCATTTTTTTATTATACAGATATTTATAGCCATCGCATGACCATCAACTATAAATACTTACGACAATGTATAAGACATGGTGAGGTATTAGAATGGATATATCTAAAGTCCCAATTGAAGTACTCGAACAGGTTAGAGATAGATGGGAGAAGGTTTTTTTCTCGGAATGACATGTATAATGGACCGTGTGCCATGTGTAAATATACAAGATCGGGCCTTCCGGGTTTTTCGGGGTATTGTGGATGTCCAATCGAAGATGAATGTGAAGAACTTTTAAGAAATTCTCCAGATTGGATGGATAAGCGGAATAAGTTCTTGGCAGACATAAAGGAAGAAATAAAGTCCCGCCAACTATAAATACCAATCCATGCATTATACATAATAGTGAGGAGACGGTTATGAATCAAGAAGATCAAGAAGCGATAAAAGAAATAATTGAATCGATTATGAGTCATTCTCCAGAGGAAATCGGACTTGATCAAAGTCGCGCCGAGGTTTTAAAGTCGGTATTAGAGAATGACACCGGTAAATATACTAGAAGAGTGGTGGAGTTTTTAAAAACTGACGGACCTTCTACTTACCGTAATATGGCCGCAATATTTGGCGGAGATTGGGGCCTTACAATGGACGGAATAGTAAAAGCTCTAGGTGAGGGAAAGATTAAATTTGAAAATGGGAGATATGTTTTTGTGGAGGAGAAATAGATGATAACAAAACTGAAAGAGGATGATCAACGTTTTGAAATCTTGGAAACCAACATGCGAGAGCATGTTTCTAGAATGACAAAGGATATAAAATCTTTGTTTGTTACGTCCGCGGATAAAGATACTCTTTGGTATTTATATCTCAATTCATTTCCGAAGGGTACCAACGAGATTAGAATAAAGAGAACCGAACATGATTGTTCTGCCTGCCGACATTTCATTAAACAGTTTGGGAATGTAGTTTCTATTAAGAATGGAATAGTAACTTCTATCTGGGACTTTGACCTTCCCGAAGGTTCCCGTTATGGCCCTGTAGTAAAGGCTCTGTCAGAATATGTACACTGCCGTCCTATAGTAGACATCGCGACGATAGATTCTCCCGAGATTGGAACGGCATTTAACTATGAAATAGTAGACTCAGATATAGAACCAGAGGACGCAGTTGTTACTTGGAGTCATTTGTACGTATCTCTTCCTCTTAATCTCGTTAATTGTACCCGATCCCGTGCCGCCGAAGTCCGCGGACGAGCCAGCGAATTAAGAAATGTCTTTAAGAGATCTCTAGATGAAATTTCAGAGGATGCAGTACTTTCTGTTCTAGAATTAATCTCCCAGAATTCTTTGTATAAAGGAGAAGAGTGGAAAGGAGTTCTTACAGAGTTCCAAAAACATCAAGCTAACTATAATCTCTTATCTCTCGGAGGAAAGGAAATTTACGCTTGGGAACAATCTGTAATCGCTGGTCCTGTAGTGGGAAAAATTAGGAACCATTCGATAGGAGTTCTCTTGATAGACCTATCAAAAGGTGTAGACCTCGATGAGGCCGTTAGAAAATATGAAGCTATCGTAGCACCCACTAATTACAAAAGACCAAAGGTGATTCTCACAAAGAAAATGCTAGAAGATGCCCAAAAGAAGATTATCGAATTGGGATATCTGAGTGCTCTGCCAAGGAGGTACGCCACTCTAGAGGATATTGGAATTAACGACATCTTGTTCGCGAATAGAGATGTTGTAAAACAGATAGAGGGCGGAGATAATCCGTTCGATGCCCTGAGAAAGACTGTCCCGGTTAAAACAAGGAGTTTTGATAAAGTAGAATCGGTCCCAATAGATAAATTCATCTCTGAAATTCTTCCGACGACGCAAAATGTCGAAATTCTTTTGGAGAATAAACACAGTGGAAATCTTGTAAGCCTAATAGCCTCTATAAACAAAGAAAGTGCTTCAATGTTTAAGTGGGGCAATAACTTTTCCTGGGCTTATAAAGGAAACATCACAGACTCTATGAAGCAAAGAGTGAAAGCCGCAGGTGGAGCTATAGATGGAGTTCTGAGGTTTTCTATCCAGTGGAATGATAACCATGATAACGAAAACGACTTTGATGCTCATTGTACCGAACCAAACGGTAATGAGATCTATTTTGGTAATAGAGGTCGCGTTCATCCCTCTTCTGGGATGCTAGATGTGGATATTACCCGTCCTTCATTACAAACTAAGGATGGAATTGCGGTAGAGAATATTACATGGTCAAACAGGTCTAAAATGCCAAATGGTGTTTATAAAATGTTTGTCCATAACTACTGTCATAATGGAGGCAAATCTGGATTTACCGCAGAAATAGAGTTTGATGGGCAAATTTATAGTTTCGCCTACGATAAGGAACTACGACAAGGTGAAAGAGTCCAGGTCGCCGAAGTTACTAAAAATGCGGAGTTTGGAACTTTCTCTATAGTTGAAAAGATTCCTTCTAGCCTCGCTTCTAGAAAACTCTGGAACCTCGATACCAATCAGTTCCATCCCGTTCAAGTAATCATGATGAGTCCTAACTATTGGAATAATCAAGAAATAGGCAACAAACATTATTTCTTCATGCTGAAGGGGTGTCAAAACGATGAACAGCCCAATGGGTTTTTCAATGAATATCTGAGGGAAGACCTTATAACCCATAAGAGAGTATTTGAAGCCTTGGGGAGTCAAATGAGAGTTGCCCCGTCTGAGGATCAGTTGTCAGGATTGGGTTTCTCTTCAACCCAGAGAAATGAGCTAGTCGTAAAAATCGAAGGCCATGTGAACCGAACCCTAAAAATTACATTTTGAGGTGAAAGATATGGATAAATTGGAAGTAATAACCTTAATGGAAAGCTCGAAAAGTGAAAATGAGTGGAACAACAATTGCGGCAAGGTAAAAGAAGCGTGCAACGGGTACCCCGATTACTGGTATCGAGAAATTATAATGTCCGGTCTTTGTGATCGTGTATCGTCGCGATTTGGTGGAAGTGGGTCGAAGATATTTATTTCTACATTTTGAGGTGGAAAAAAATGGAAAATATTTTTGAGCGGGCAACGCGCAGCAGAGTAAGATTCCCGTACAAAGGGTCAATATCGGTAGAGGACCTTTGGGATCTTGGAGTGCAGGATCTTGATAAGATTTTTAAAGTCCTTAGCAAGAGCTTGAAGGCCTCTGAAGGGGAATCTCTCTTAGGAACTAAAAATAAGGCGGACACCGAGCTTGATCTACAGATTTCCATAGTTAGGCGTATCGTAGAAGTAAAGCTTGCTGAGATGGCCGCTAGAGAGGCCGAAAGAGAGAAGAAACAGAAGAAGCAGAAGATCCTTGAGATAGTTGCTGCGAAGCAGGACGAAGCGCTAAAGAGTCTTTCCGTTGAAGATCTCACTAAGATGCTTAACGATCTGTAAATCTTTTTTTTTTTTTTTTTTTTACTTTTT